AACATTGTTATCTCTGCCTATGGTCGCTTGTGGACTGCTAGTAGCACTGCTGACACTGTAACTGTCTATTTCTCTGACTTGCTGGCAGGGCACATCTGGTCAACAGGAACTGCTGGTTCTTTGGACATCTCACGGGTATGGCCCAATGGGTCTGATGAGATTACAGGGTTAGCGGCACACAATGGATTCTTGTTTATCTTTGGCAAGCGTCAAGTCTTGATTTATGCAAATGCAACTACCCCATCAAGTCTGTCTCTGAGTGACACCATCAGCAACATTGGTTGCATTGCAAGGGACTCCATTGCCAATACAGGCAGTGATGTGGTTTTCTTGTCAAACAGTGGTGTGCGTTCATTGCTCAGAACCATTCAAGAGAAGTCTGCACCTTTGCGGGACTTGTCTAAGAATGTGCGTGATGACTTGATGACGATTGTGAATGCTGAGACATTGGCAAACATCAAAGCAGTCTATTCAGAGTCAAATGCTTTCTACCTGATTAACTTTCCAACTGCCACCCAGACCTACTGCTTTGACACCAAGGCGGCATTGCAAGATGGTTCTTCACGGGTAACTGTGTGGGATTCCATCACTCCAACTGCTTTCCTTGCTAAACGCAATGGAGACTTGTTGATTGGCAAGAATGGTTATGTGGGCAAGTATGGAACCTATCTTGACCATGCAAGCACATACCGATTACAGTATTTCACTACCTATGCTGATCTGGGACAAGCCAATGTCACATCCATTCTGAAGCGCATTGCAGTGGTGGTAATTGGTGGCTCAAACCAAGGCTTCATCATCAAGTGGGGATATGACTTCTCTGGTCAGTATTACGCCACCACACTGCAAATTCCTCAGTCTACTGTGTCTGAATATGGGACTGCTGAATATGGGGCAAATGGTGTTCCTGTTGCCTACTACTCAGATGGCATTTCTTTGCAGACTTTGGTTGGTCAAACATCAGGTTCTGGCAAGACTGTGCAGACGGGTTATGAAGTGCAGATCAATGGTTATCCTGTGAGCATTCAAAAGATTGAGATTCAAGCCAAGAACGGCAAACTGGTTTAAGGAAGAAACATGGCAAATTACACCAAAACCACCAACTTTGCGGCTAAAGATGCTTTGTCGCCAGGGAATGCAGGAAAAGTTGTCAAGGGAACTGAGATTGATACTGAGTTCACCAACATTTCCACTGCCATTGCAACCAAGGCAGATGGAACCTTCACAAACTTCAGCTTTGTTGAGAGTGGGTCTAATCTACTTATTCGTCACTCAGGAACTGATGTAATGAAGATTGACAGTTCTGGGAATCTGACTGTGTTGGGCAACATTGTGGCTAATGGCACTGTTTAATAAAAACATTAACCATTAAAGTATCATAATGACAACTCTAGACACGCTCATTAGTAAGAATGCTGGGTTTGGAAATGTCATCAAGACAATCCAAAGCGGTGGTGCTTACATTGACCCTAAAGGTCGAGTGTTATCAACTACAGAATTAAAGCCATTGCCCACTTATTATGGTAGTGGTGCTGTATTTGTTGGTGGCGGTGGGAAAGCATATAGCTACGATGAATACGGCTCAATAATTGAAGTCCCAAGAGAACCGCTAGAGATATATAAGTTTGATGCTTCAGGGGATGGTAAGTTTACAGTTCCAAAGCTGAGAAACGAAAAAGAAGGCGGGTATTTTGGTGACATTACATTAAACGCCATTAAATCTGGAAGTGGTTACACAGTTGAGAACACTGATAAAAGTGCCACAGGTCAATACTATCAACCATTAAAAGGTACAGACTTTTCTGATCGGCAATGGGTGGGAATGTCTCGCGGATTGTCAAACATCAACACCGCAGTTCAAAGTGGTGAAGCAACAGTCGATATTAAGAAAAGCAAAGAGATATCGGACGATGGGCAAGGCAATCAAACAAGCAAAGAATATTACGCATTGCGAGATGGCAGTGGTAGAGAAGTCGGGGCACTATTTGATGTTCCAGGCAGAGAAGACATTAAATATGCTGATGTAGGAAATGAGACTGCTGGTGGCGGTCATTATGTATTTTTACAAACAGACCCAAAAACTGGACGAGTTGCGCCAATTCAAGACTTTGAAAAGCAAGTAACTTATCGTCCATCGGGTGGCAAGACATTTTGGCAACAGCAAACAGAGGCAGCTAAAGCATTTGCACCTTATGCGGCTTTGATATTCGGTGGCCCATTGGCGGCTGAATTGGGCGGTGGTCTAGCGGGTGCGGCTGCTTCATCAGCAATCTTCCAAACTGCTGCGGGTGTACCCATCGAAAAGATGGCAGAGAACATAGCCAAAAACACTATAACAGGTGGGCTATTGGGTGCTGGTGGTGTTGACATTGCTGGATCGGCAGGTGGAGGAATTACTGGACAACTTGCACAAAACACTGTTGCTGGATTGATTGGTGGAAAAAACTTAGAAGAGTCGGCTATTGGTGCTGTTAAAAGCATTGGAATTAATAGCTTAACATCAAGTTCAAACCCATTAAATTCAGGTGTAACTGTCCCTACTGAAGAACAGGCTCTTCTTGGTCAACAAGATTTGCAGAGTCAGTTAGCTCCTTATGAGTCAACAATTCCAGCAAACACAACTGCATTTGATACAACAACTGACTTTCCAGATGTATCTGGATTTGATATCCCCTTACCAACACCACAAACACCGATTACTGGAAGCACTGGAGGAAATATGGCAACAGACTACACAGAAGACCCGTATGGGTATAGCGGAACTCCGTCTTACTTCAATTATGCTGAAGACCCGTATGGTTATACAGGAACTCCTCCAACAGACTACACAGAAGACCCCTATGGGTATGCAGGTGGAACTGGTGGAAGTCAGGTTGCTGCAATTCCAGGCGACTTAAACGCTTTAAGTGGTTATGGAAATCTAACTATTGGACAAGCTCAACGATTGTTTGGTGGAGGCGGTGGTGGTGCTGGTGGTGGTGGTGCTGCTGGTGGTGGAATAAGACCTTTAACGACAGCACAAAGAAATGCTCAACAACAAGCATTAGGATCACTTTTGGGTGGTGCTATAGGCGGTGTTGGTGGCATTTTGGCTGGTCAAACTGCGGCTAAAGCATCTGAAGAGCAAGCTAGGATGATTTCTGAGGCAACTGGTAGAGCAGTTCCTGGCGCACAGTTCAGACCTATTGGAACAACCACAAGGTTTGGCACAAGCCAATTCCAAGTTGATCCTACAACTGGTCAGTTAACAAGTGCTGGTTATCAGTTAACCCCAGAACTCAAGGCAATGCAAGATAGAGTCATGGCCTTAACTGGTCAAGGCTTGACTGAGGCAGAACAAGCGGCTGGTAGATATGCCCCTTTGACTGCTGGCGCACAAGGCTTGTTTGGCCTGGGTCAACAGTACTTGGGAACTCAACAAGGTGCGCCAATTGGTAAAATGGCTGAACAATATATGCAGTCTCAAGCTGGTCAGCCATTGACCAATCTTGGATTGGGATATTTGGCTAAGTCTCCAGAAGAGGCCGCATCTGAATACATGAGATCACAAATGGACTTGTTGGCTCCAAGTCGTGAGCGTCAGTTATCTCAATTGCAAAACCAGCTATTTAACACTGGTCGTGGTGGCCTGTCTGTTGGTGGCACTGGTGTGCGTCCTGGTGGTGGTCAAGGTCTACGGGCGGCATCTCCTGAGATGGAGGCGTATTACAACGCTTTGGCTCAACAAGATGCTCAATTGGCTGCTGGCGCACAACAAGCTGGACAACAAAGAGCGCAGTTTGGTGCTGGTTTGTATCAACAAGGAACAGGCTTAACACAGGCTCAACAACTTGCTGGTGCTGGCCTATATGGTCAAGGAGTTGGTTTGACTCAGCAAGGTCAGCAATTTGGTGCTGGTTTGCTAGGCTCTGGCGCTAATCTGCTTGGCGCTTATGGTCAAGGCTTGACGGGTGCTTATGCTCCATTTAGCACTGGTATTGGCGTGGGTTCACAGCTTGAGCAACTTGGACAACAGCCTTTGTCAATAAGTCAGCAATTGGCTCAATTGAGTTCTGCATCTGGTGCAAGGGCTGGCGAACTTGGAATCAGAGGAACCGCTGCGGCAGCGGCTGCTAGACTTCCTTCTATGCAATACAACCCATTGTCAAGGGCATTGGTTGGTGCTGGTGGAAACACTCAGTTTGGTGGCGCATTGGGTGAATTTACTAATCGTGCGTTTCCAGGACTATTTGGTACAGGAACCACAATAAATCCTTTGCGTACCGATGAGTTTGGTTATCCACCAGAAATCATGGAACCAGATAGGTCACTTCCGATTGATATACCACAAAATCCATCATCAAATATTCCAATTGGTATTTCATACGATGAACTCTATGGGTTGGGCCAGTATGCTCGCCGTTAATCAAATTAAAATTAAGGAAAAATCATGGCAACAGATATTGTTGGAAGTTTGTTTGGTGTTAGCCCTGAGATGTATCAGGAAGATCGCAATCGTCAAGGGATGAGAGATGCCATTGCTATGGCACAACTTGACCCTATGCAATATGCAAATGCCGCTATCCAAGCTGGTGCTGGTCGTGCCGCTGGTGGGTTTGCTGGATTGATGGGCGTAGAAGACCCTCAGATGCGTCTGATTAGCCAACGCAATGCCTTGGCAAAGCAGATTGACATGAATGACCCTGAGTCCATCATGCGTGGCGCACAGATGGCGGCACAGTCTGGTGACACAGTTGCCGCAAGTACATTGGCTGAATATGCTCGTAAAGCCGCTAGTGATTTGGCTTTGATTCAGCAAAGACTGCGTGAGAGACAGGGTGTTGACCCAATTCAGCAGTTGATACGGGCTGGCAAACACACTCCACAGAGCATTGATTTGTATGCAAAGAGTGGCAACATTAAAGACCTAGAACTTATTGAAAAACCATTGGCAGAACCAACAACTGATCCAATAAAAAATGCTAGGGCTATTGCCGCTGCTGAATTTCCTGTTGGATCGCCCCAATATGAAGAAAGATATAGAGAAGAATTAAAGCGATTGACAGCAAAAGAACCAAAGGCTGGCAATGTAAAAGAAGTTGGTGTTGCAATGGGTAGCAGAGAGCCTGTTTACCTTGATGTAAATCAAGACCTTCAATTTATCT